TGTCTTGGTGGGTCGCTGTGGTGTCCCCGTTTATAATCGCCGTTTCCAAGGCTCTCGCACCCGCGCGCGCGAGAGTCATTTGCAGCGTAGGAAGAATAGGAACAATCGAATCCTCATCGGCCTTGTACGAATACTGAACCAGGGCCATAATGTTCTGCGTTGTCAGCGTGAAGTTAGCGGTCCCTGCATCGCTGCCCGGAGGCTTTGTATTCTCGACGTTGTTCAGGTAGTACGTCGGATCTATGGTCAGCAACGGATAATCATAGGGGTCCGTCGGCATCTGAACTTCAGAAGCCAAGTAAGCCTGAGCCAACTGCGATTCAAGATACAGCCGACGATAGAGTTCCGAGGACAACGATCGAGGAATCCATTCGGCGCCCGTCCCAGTGCCGGCTGCAGTCAAAGCCTTGAGTCCATTAGACTGCAAACCATCCCAGAATGAATCTTCGTGCGTCCTGCCCTCGTCGAGATCAGCCTGATCGATCCCCTGATTGATATTCTTGTAGAGAAGAATATTGGACAGTTGCTTCATGTGCAGCGGAAGATTCCCCTTCCGCAGACTAAAAGGAATCTCTACCTGACCTTGTTTCTCGTTCGCATTGTGCTGCATTTTGCTCGGTGTTTTGATTCCTTTAACAGCCGTATCCACTGCTTGGCCGACTAAGCTCGCAAGATTCGTGGGTTCCAAAACCTTCTTAAGCTCCATCCGTTCCATTTGGGACTTCACCGATTCCTCGACCGCAGCCTTGATCGCCTCAGCCGTCAGGGATTCCTTGTGCTCGGGCATTCTGGCAGCCAGAACGCTTGTGACCACTTCGGTCAAAGACGATTTGATCTCGTCTAGAGTGATTATGTTCGCGTCCTTGCTCACATCCGGTTGCTTTGCCGGCTTCCAGTCTTTCAGTTCCGGAGCCGTCAAAAGAATCGCCTGGTCTTCCTTAGAGCACACCGAAATGTCCGCGTCGAGCACAGCCTTAGCCGCGTCGAGCGTTGCCTTATCCGCACTTGCCGCGGCGAGAGCCTTCCAATAGATCAGGCTCGCCTCGGCTTTCTTAAGTTTGTTCATTGAGAATTTTTTTGTTGAATGTTGACCGCGTTTTTTAGCGAGCTACGTGTTCAGGCCCGGTACTCCCGCATGGTTTTTCGGTATTCCCCGTTCCCGCTCAAATTCAAAAAGATTATCTGCTTTGGCCTTGACCTTGACCCTCTGAATCCTCGTATCTAAAGGCATCGCAGGTTGCGTCGTCGCGCTCGCTTCCCAGATCGGCCAACGTTCAATGTGCCCGGTAGAAGCGACGCGCACGCTCTGAGGATGTGCCCCGCTCGACCAGCCCAGAGCTCCACGATCTAGCAGTTCACGGATCATGTCCTGATAACGCTGGGCCTTGCTCAACTGCTGCGCCTTCCAGTCATCCGCAGCTTCTAAGTCGGTCAGATAAAGCTTTAGATTCGTGGCAAAATCCAAATTGAAAGCTGCCCAAATTCCTTCGGTCTTGATCTGAACATCGACGATATCACCGATCGGGATCGCGCCCACGGAAGGATCAAGTCCGTGGTCGTAAAGAGCTCGGATGCCTTTAATAGGATAGACCCCCAACATGAAATCAGTGTGACGATCGAAATATTCACCCGAGAGATCCCGACGATCTGAATCGGTGAACTTGACCACGAAGCCTCCGTATTTGCCGTCCACTGCTTTGATGGCGCCCCCGAAACAGGCCGGCCACTCACCAAAAGCTTTAGCTTGATGCTTCAGGGGTTGCTCCAAAGCCTGCCCAAAAAGGTCTTCTGAATCGACCTGCCTCGGTATCGAAACAGGTACAATGCTGCGGTCCCTGACCACTGTGATCATGGTTGGAGCGAACCTGCTTTTGACAACCCGAAACTGCATCTTGGAATTAGGGGTCTCACCTGCGAGCAATGCCGTCAAGGAAGTTCCTAAGAAATTGGAAGTCTGAAACTAGCTTTTTTTAGCTAGTTTAGGTTGGTAGCAGGAGCCGGATTTGAACCAGCAGCCTTCTGGTTATGAACCAGCAGCCTTCTGCTGGTTATGAGCCAGACGCGCTTCCAGATTGCGCCATCCTGCCAACCAAATCCCGGCACCGCACGCACGGGCCGGGGTCGTATGAGTGTGAAACAACAAAACGAACAGGAAGATAACTACGACAGATTGATTGTCTGTGTCAAGCCAGCGGAGTCACGCTTCCGTCCGCATTCCTGAACTGGCTCGGCACAATGACGCCGGTATGATTCGGGTGAAAATTGAGCTGATCCAGGTCGTGCACCGCAACGTCCTGTATATTGCAGGTCGATTCTCCGCGGAACATGAACTGTTGATAGCTCGGCTTATCCCAGGATTCTTCCTCCCGGCTGGTGCAACCTATCACGGAGCATGCAACGAGTGTTTCACTTTGCTGGAAAGCTTCGATCGATCCCTGGTTCCATGCATTTGACAATTCCGTTCTGGCAATAGTCATTTGACGGCTTGAATTCACCTTCGGGATCTTGTCGCGTAGTTCTTGGACCGTTTCGCCGAATGTCAATCCGTCTTGGAAACTATCCACGATCACCTTCTCGAATTCCTTACGCGTCGTCGAATTAATCTTCGTGATCTTATCGGCAATGCCGCGGGCCTTTCTCGTAATCATTGCGCTAGCATTAGGCACGGTATCGGCCCCGAGAAGAATACTGGTCTTGCTCAGCCCTTGTGCCATCACGCTCTGAATAGGCGGCATGAGTTCGGCTACCAATTCCCCACCTGTCTCACTGAAAACCTGCTGCAAAGCATCTAACCAAAGTGATTGATGCGACTCGAAAGCCAGAGTGATAAATCCAGAATCAGCCTTAACGGGGCGACGACGCTCGACCAAAGCAATAACTTTATCGAGTTGAGCGTTGAAAATATTGACGGCTGCGCGGGCCACAATTGGGATTTGCCGGCGTTGAGTGATTTGGGCCGCTCGATGCATGGACCGAACCATTCCGGCGCCGTAATGGCCAAAGCTGTGAGAATTCCAGCCATCCTTAGGAATGATCAAAGACTTGGAAGCAACCAGCCAAAGAAACGGGACTGCATTTAGCCTCATCTTCTAATGAGAATAAAAGGATTCCTTCGAGCACGAGTCTGACCCGACGGGGGGGGGGGGGGCAAAGGGGTGATATAAAGCGCGGTCGCAATGTGATCGGTGAGCATAGAAATTGTCGTGTCTATGTTCATCGAATAAAAATCACCGTCGAGTTGCCAGGCGCTAAAATTATTCGTCACACCTCCAGTGATTACAGTAGATGGAGCAACCAAACTTACGACCGTATTTGTCTCGGTCGAGTAGATGCGCGTGAAGGATGTCGTGCCGTTACCATTTCCGTTTCGGTCATTTGGACTGGCCGTAATTGCTACCCCGCTGATCGGATTCGATGACATCACAATCAGAGTCGCATTTGTGACTGGAAGGGGTGGGGAAGCGTTCAGTTCATACGCGCCAATGTCCCAGGCCGCCCCGCGCGCCAGTTGATCTTTGTCATCTGAAAAACTAGCAATCGTAGCTCCAGCATCGACTAAGGTCGCGGGCGTTCCGGACAGATGAAGATCCGGTGTGTTAGTATTTACAACGGACAGAAGAGCGTTGGCAGTGCTAAGCGTTAGCGTATGCGCCCCCTCGGCAGCCGAAGTCCAGGTGCCATCATGCGCATTGTAATCCGATTTAACCCCAGTCGAAGAAATATCCCCGCGCGGATTACCTGTGAGAAAAACAAAATTATTTGTCACGAGACAGTTTGTGATTAGTCCACCAGAACCAGAAATCACGATGCCTGAATTGGCGATAGCATAGACAGTATTGTTGTAGAGATTGATTCCGTCGAAGACTTTGCCAGCACTGCCAGCGATGAAAATGCCGTTTTTATTACGGCTGAAGACACAGTTCCGAACCGTCGCGCCAAGATATCCGTACATCCCCGTGCTGGTTTCGCCTCCGGTTTGAAACACGATAGAATTCTGGACTCCATCGACCACGTTCACACTGTCGTGGATATAGCAGCGCTCAACGATGTTGTTCTGTGGAGTCGCTGATGTCGCCGTGTGGGGCATGTTAATCCCATTGGCGTCGAAGCCTTCGAGGTTGCAGTCGACGATACGGAGATCGACGACTCCGTGTTTGCAATCTATCGCATCCCCCTGATCTCCATAATAACCAGGATGAAAAATCCAGGCGTTAGTAACAAGTATCTGCCTGTGCTGGTTTCCGTGAGCGACCTGGAACGCTTCCGTCGCATCCGGGTTGATGCTCCCGATGTAAAGGCCCTCCCCTTTACAACGATAAATCTGAAAATTACGCAAGGTCATGTTCGTAGACCACCGACTATTGATGGCCAGTCCAGGACCGTCCGGGTAAGTCGTGTACAACACTCCAATAGCGGGTGATCCACCAGACACATTGTGCGAGTTTATGTATTCGTAAATTAGATTGTCTCCCGCTATACCAACCCGGTCAGTAATCTCAAATCCACGAAGTGTCACGTTATCCTGCTTCGGATAGCATTTGTAGGTCGCCCCACTCGCCCAGGGCGTGCTCGCGCTGCCATGCTGGTCCCAGAAATTTGTCCAACTGGCTCCCACTCCAGGTTGGTTGTCCGACGACGCAAGGTGCGATTTGATGCAGCAATAGGCCAGACCTCCGTTCAGAACGAAATCATTTCCGGCATCACGCGACCAGCCAATCGCTTCAGAACCCGAGCCGGTCAGCTTGAACAACTGAAAATTCGTGTAAGCCGTCGCGATGTTCGTGTTCGGATTGGAAATCCAACTCGGTGTTGTCGTGTTCGTGTTGTAGAAGCTGTAACCGTCAACCGTGAGCCGATTGGCCGACGGGTCGTATCGTCGGATTTCCAAGAACCACGCCTTGCTTTGATTCGTCGTTCCGTTTGCTTTGAGCGCGGACAGATACAGGTTCACCGGGCCGTTTGATAGCGCAGTGTTAATGGTCACCCATTTTGTAGAATCCAGCGAGGCCCACGGTTGCGCTGTAGTTCCTGACTGTGTGCCGGCCCAATCAGGGTCCACGTAATACGACGTCGTTGCCCCAATTACCGCAGACGCATTCCCAAGAAATATCAAAACTGCCAAAATAAATCGTTCAATCATAAAAAATTATGGAGATGCCCAGATCCTTCCATCGATGTTTTTGAACATGATTACCGAGTTCGCTGCATTCGTCGGGAGCGGCCCATTTGGCAGAACCATTCCAGAAGGCCAAGTTATTCGATTTGATCCAGGATTCA